CTAACATAGTGCAGCTGTGGGATAGGATGAACAAGCTCGCTATACACACTATAGATACGGGCGATACTACTTACCTTAACGGTCTCACACTAAGGTCTGAACTAGATATCATTAACGGACTTAAATACTTCTCTATTGAGTTACCGTCTGGGCGCAAGCTGTTCTACTGCTCACCTGGACTAGGTACGAACAGATGGGGTCACCCGTCGATTGAGTACAAGGGTATTAATCAGTCTAGCAAGAAGTGGGAGACGCAAGAGACGTACGGAGGCAAGCTCATAGAAAACGTCGTACAAGCAATCGCGAGAGACTGCCTAGAGATAACGCTACATAGATGCATAGAGGCAGGCTATAAGCCCGTTATGCACATACATGATGAGATCGTCATAGAGGCAGAGCTAGATGACAAGCTCGATGATGTTAACGCAATATTCGCCAAGCCAATACCGTGGGCAGAGGGACTGCCACTATCTGGCGCAGGTTTTGAATCGTATTACTACATGAAGGACTAACACTCATGATTAACGATAGACATATTACAATAGCGACTGCAGGCAGTCGTAAGTCCATTAACTGGGTAACGGGCAGCCTAATGTGGTCAGAATACTGCGAGAAGCTTAAAACTCCCCTTAAGTCGAAGGAGACACTCCAGGAGTACCTAGGCTACACCAAGGCCAAGCAAGACGAACTAAAGGACGTTGGCGGTTTTGTCGGAGGCAGCCTCGCAGGAGGTCGCCGTAAGGCGGATGCAGTGACAGGGCGTGACCTTGTCACTCTCGACCTCGACAATGTACCTAGAGGAGGCACTAATGACATCCTTAAGCGCGTCGGGTCACTAGGCTGCGCTGCGGCTGTCTACAGCACACGCAAGCACAGCGACTACTCACCAAGGCTAAGAGTCATTATCCCTCTCGACCAGACAGTAACAGCGGACGAGTACGAGCCAATAGCTCGCAAACTAGCTGAGATGATAGGGCTAGTATACTGCGACCCTACAACCTTCGAGGCATCACGTCTTATGTACTGGCCAAGCTGCTCAAGTGACAGTCAGTACGTGTGTGAGATATACGATAACGCGTTCTGCTCGGGGAAGGGCATACTCGCACTATACGATAACTGGCAAGATATATCGACGTGGCCACAGATACCCGGTGCAGATGCAATTGAAAAGAGGAGACTTGCGAAGCAAGAAGACCCTACGACGAAGCACGGCATAGTTGGTGCATTCTGTAGAGCCTACACCATACCAGAGGCAATTGAGAAGTTCATACCTGGGATGTATGAGCCTACGGAGGACACTAACCGCTACACCTATACAGGCGGCAGTACAACAGGTGGTGCAGTTATCTACGACGGTGACCTTTTCCTCTTTTCTCACCATGCTACAGACCCTTGCAGCGGACAGCTTGTCAACGCGTGGGATCTCATAAGACTGCACATGTATGGCGACAAGGACGATGAGGCGAAAGAGGGTACACCTACTGCTAAAATGCCGTCATATCTCGCCATGAAGACTCTAGCAGCTAATGACAAGGCAGTTACAGATATCATGGCTAGAGAACGTATTGAGGCGGCTAATGAGGCATTTAGGGAAGATAACCTACTACCTATTAATGAGGAGGATATCGACTCTGACTGGATATCGAAGTTAGCACTAGACGCTGGCGGACAGATTAAGAAGACTATCAACAACGCAGTAATGATACTCGAGCATGATCCACTACTTAAGGACAAGATAGCCATTGACGAGTTCGCCAACCAAGGAGTCGTGCTAGGAGCACTGCCATGGGATAAGGGAACTGATCAGAGACCTTGGACAGATAACGACGATGCTAATTACGCGAACTACATGGAGCTCTACTACGATATCAAGGGCAAGGACTTACTTAGTAATGCACTTACCATTGTATCGGGCAAGCACAAGTTCAACGATGTTAGGAAGTACCTTAAGGGGCTCAAGTGGGACGGAGTTAAGAGACTAGACACACTTCTTATCGACTACCTGGGCGCAGAAGATAACCCTTACACAAGGGCTGTTATGCGTAAGTCATTATGCGCAGCTGTAACTAGAGCTATGAAGGATTTTGTTAAGTATGACTACATGCCTATACTGGCAGGACCGCAAGGAATAGGTAAGAGTACATTCTTGTCTACTATAGGTAAAGCGTGGTTCAGTGACTCACTCACCACGTTCGAAGGCAAGGAAGCCGCGGAGCTTATACAAGGTGTGTGGGTAGTCGAGGTAGGAGAGCTAACTGCTATGAACCGCCAAGAGGTTAATGCAGTTAAGCAGTTCCTATCCAAGGTGGATGATATATACCGTGCACCATATGGCCGCAGGACAGCCAGATATCCCCGTAGGTGCGTTTTCTTCGGAACATCTAACGAGGTTGAGTTCCTTAAGGATGACACGGGAAATCGCAGATTTTGGCCTATAGATGTAGGCATATATGAGCCTACTAAATCGGTATGGGACAATCTCCCCGGTGAAGTAGACCAAATATGGGCGGAAGCTTATGCGTACTACCTATTAGGCGAAAAGCTATTTCTCACAAAAGAGATTGAGGCTATAGCACTTGAAGTACAGGACGAGCACAGCGATTACTCCGCACTTGAGGGTAATATACGAGACTACCTTGAGACGAAAGTGCCTACTAACTGGCTAGATATGACGGTGCAGGAACGTAGGATGTTCCTTAATGGTAACGCAGCATATGAGGGCGAACTTGAGCCGATGGACAGAGTGTGTATAGCACAGATATGGGCCGAGTGTCTTAACGGAGATATCAAGTATCTGAAACCACAAAACAGGAACGAGATAGCGAGGGTATTAAGGAAGATACCAAAGTGGCAGAAGTCAAAATCTACTACGAGATGTGGCCCCTACGGCATACAAAAAGGCTTCAAAAGGGTGTAAACCGTTTAGTAAGAAGAGCGGTTTACAACAAAAAGGGTTTACAAACTTTTGTAAACCGAAAAAATCGGTTTACAGGCAAGTTTACACAGTCGGTTTACACTGAAACCCTTGAAAAACTAATAAGTACATCTATTTGTAAACTATGTAAACCAAAAATCTATAAGAAATAAAAAATATAGAGTAAATACGGTCTATAAATCCTATAAATTCTATAAATCCTATATTTTAACCCTATATACGCGTAATAGAGTTGTCAGTTGACAAATTAAAGGAGGCGCAGAAATGCTTGAGAAAGACATAGAGAAATTATTCACGGCAGAGATTAAGAGAGCGGGGGGCAAAGCATATAAGTTCACTAGTCCGGGAAACGACGGTGTGCCAGATAGAATAGCAATGCTGCCCGGAGGACAAATAGTGTTCGTTGAACTTAAGACGGACACAGGGAAGTTATCAAAACTACAAGAGCTGCAGTGCAAGCAGATTACTGAACTAGGGCAGACGGTAAGAGTACTACATGGAATGGAAGAGGTTCGCGACTTCTTCCTAGAGTTCGGACTAGAGACCGCAGCATATAGGCTAGAGCGAAGACTTGGGAGGTGATACGAGGTGGAATATAAGCCACACGATTATCAGAGACACTGCATTAATCGCATTATCGATACACCTAGACTAGGGCTGTTCCTGGATATGGGACTTGGCAAAACTTCGATAGTGCTATCAGCAGTCAAGGAGCTTAAGTATAACCGCTTCGCAGTATCCAAGGTGCTTGTTATCGCACCTAAGAAGGTTGCGGAGGGTACCTGGTCAAGGGAAAAAGACAAGTGGGATCATACGAGATGCTTACGCATCAGCAGGGTGCTAGGGAGCGAAAAAAAGCGAATAAAGGCACTCTATGAACCAGCTGATGTATATATCATCAACCGCGAAAACGTGGTGTGGCTAGTCGATTTTTACAAGAACGCTTGGCCGTTCGACATGGTAGTCATAGACGAGTCATCTAGCTTTAAGAGTCATAAGGCGAAGAGGTTCAAGGCACTGTCTGCGATGGCACCTAGGATTAAGCGAATTGTAGAGCTGACGGGAACACCATCACCTAACGGGCTTGCTGACCTTTGGGCACAGCTGTATCTGCTAGATGAAGGCGCAAGGCTAGGCACAAGATATGCAGGATTCCGAGAGAGATATTTCGATGCAGGGCCAAGGCACAACGGCATTGTGTACAAGTACAGCGTTAAGCAAGGGTCAGAAGAGGCAATACTATCCACTGTATCGGATATATGCGTATCCATGAAGGCTAGCGACTACTTAGAACTTCCAGACTGCATTATGCACGAGATACCAGTTGAGTTAGATCCTAAAGCGGCTAAAGCCTATAGGGAGCTAGAGCGAGAGATGGTGCTAGAGCTTCCGGACGACGAAGTAACAGTTACGAGTGCAGCTGCACTATCTAACAAGCTACTGCAACTAGGTAACGGCGCAATCTACGGAGAAGACCACAGTGTACACGAGGTGCACGGGTGCAAGATAGAGGCGTTTATGGAGCTTATAGAGAGCCTTAGTGCTTCGGGTAAAAACGCACTAGTCTTTTATAATTATCAGCACGACAGGGAGAGACTCCAGAAGGCGCTAGCCAAGACGGGGCTAGTTGTTCGAGAGCTTAAGACGACAGAGGATGAGGATGACTGGAACGCGGGCAAGATAGATATACTGCTTACGCACCCCGCATCATCAGCTTATGGACTTAATCTACAGCAAGGAGGCAATCACGTTGTGTGGTTCGGACTTAATTGGAACTACGAGCTATACACACAAGCTAACAAGAGACTACATAGGCAAGGACAGACTGAGAAGGTTATAGTGCATCACCTAGTGTGTGAAGGGACGAGAGACGAGGACGTTATGGCGGCACTTGCGAGAAAAGACGACGTACAGCAGTTCGTCATGGACTCGTTAAAAGCACGAATTAAGAGAATTAAGGAGGAGTCATGCTAATTAAACTAATAGCCTTAATGCTGCTTGGCGTAATTGCCCTAGTGCAGCACTACAGGGACAACATAATAGCGGCTAACTGGCTATATCTGGTGTTCGATGTAGGAGTGATATACCTGATCATCATCCCGCTACTGGATCTATTCATCGGACACAGGCAAGGAATGTATATAGCGGCAACGGTACTACTGGCGATAGTAATTGTTGCGGATATGGAGGCACAGAATGAAAACATTACTTAAATATCCAGGAGCAAAGAATCGATTAGCTCCGTGGATAGTGAGCCACATACCACCTCACAAGGTGTACTGTGAACCGTTTCTAGGAAGTGGTGCAGTGTTCTTGAACAAAGAACCTGCATATAACGAGATCCTGAACGACCTAGATGATGATATTTATAACTTCTTCAAAGTCGTGAGGGAAAACCCTAAAGAACTCTGCAGATTGATAGAAGCCACGCCGTACTCGCGTACAGAATACACAACGGTGTATGTAGAGAGCGAAGAAGAGGCGTTATCTATCGAGCGTGCAAGAAGATTTGCCGTTAAGTGCTGGCAGGGGTTCGGATGTGGCAATAAGTATAAGAACGGTTACAGGCGAGGTATAGGCACTACAAGCCCCAACCCCGCAAAAGCGTGGGCAGGGCTTCCTAAAACGATGCAACTTGCGGCCGAAAGGTTGAAAAATGCACAGATTGAGCATAAGGACGCGCTGGAACTAATCAAAGATATGTATGGCAAAGACACATTTATCTATATCGACCCACCGTATCTGCAGGACACGCGGAAGAAGTACCTTTACAATCACGAAATGACAGACGAGCAGCACATGAAGCTGCTAAAAATTGCCAAAGAAAGCAGCTGCAAAATCATGATCTCTGCGTATGAAAACGAGCTGTATAACACAGAGTTGATAGGTTGGAGAAAAGAACACAAGTCAACCACGGTCGAATGTTCGAGGCGGAGAATTGAAACGCTATATATGAATTACTGAGAGGAGGCGCAAAATGATTAGCGGAGATTTAATATTTATAGCCACGCACTACGGAAAGGATCATCAGCTAGAGAAGTGCAAGGAGGAACTTAACGAGCTGATAGTGGCTATCGATTCAAAAGACGAGGAAGCGATCATCGAAGAGATAGCCGACGTTGAGATTATGATTGACCAGGTTAAGCACCTTATGTGCGCTTCTAAAATTGTCGAACTCTATCGGTCATATAAGATATCTAGGCAGCTTGTGAGGATTGCAAAGGAGCAGAGCAATGAGCGTGATAACTAAAGAGGAGTTATTGCGTATTCCTAGATTACGCAAGCACATTAAGCGCAAGATGCAGCGTATTGAGCTGTACGAGACTAGAGCAACTGGTGGAGCAATTGAGTACAAAGAGCGTGTACAATCAAGTGTGAACGACTCGGCTAGCGATTGCCTGAGTATGGCGGTTGACCTACAGGCAGAAGTCGAGCGAGATATATATGAGCTGCATGAATTGGTGTATAAAGCTGCGTTGTTTGCTGATACGTTAAGCGACCCACTGGAGAGAGATATTGTGTATGCGATATACGTGGGCGGTTTGCTTTGGAAAGAGGCAGCGGACAGGATGAATTATTCGTATCAGAGGTTGTATCAAAAACACCAAGATATTCTCAAAAGATTAGAGGTCGTTTTACTTGATTAGAGGTACCATGTTGATTTATGATATACTCAAGCAAAGCTGGAGAGGGGGAGAATAGACCCCGCGGCACTGCTTGAAACAAATCCATTTAAAGTCAAACTTAATAAGGTGTTGCCCGGTACCAGTTGGTATCGGGTTTTCTTTTGTGATACAATCTCTGTGATATTAAGTTGAGTTTTATGGAGGAGTTTTGATATGATTTTGACCATAGTTAGCTTTGTTTGTTTAGGGTTTCTAGTCGCTGTAACTTATTTTTTAAAGGATTTGCCAAAGCTTTACAGAGCTTTAAAGGTTGAGCAAACAAGAGCTTCAAACAGTCAAGAGTTACAGCGCGAAGCGTATTTTAGAGAGATAGGTGGGAAAGATTTAGTCAGAATACTCGAAGACTGGGTTGCTTTTTTGTATGATGCGGATAATAAGACCGAGGGCTTTGATGCTGACGGCGCAATAGATTTAATATCTAGAACAGCTATATATGGTTCTACACGAACTATTCTCCTATGTTCAAATTACACAACGGACTTGTATACCGGCAGACTTGAACAAGATTCGAACGAGGATGATGACCTAAGTTATGGCACAGCAAAGACTCTGCTGTATCACGCTTTTATTGTTTCAAGTTTGAAGTTCGATTTTACCGGATACGAAGTAGATCCATTAAGATTGCTTCAAATGAAAATAAGCGATTTTTCAGAAATAAAAGAGACTGAAGCATTTAAAAAGGCTCTTGAAGATATTAAGCAAGAAGATTTAAGGATGTGATAACGTGTTAATTCTTATGATTTTAGTTTATATTTTGAATGAAAATCATGTTATAGACTTAGGTTCGCCTAAGCTTATAATAACTGAAATTGTGCTAATGGCACTTTTTACTATAGAGCTAAAGGCAGCACATCATTTTATTATAAAAAGCACGAGATTTAAGAAACGTTAGATTTTGCAAAGAGTCCTACGGGGCTCTTTTTTATACTTACAAAACGACGAAAAGAGAGGTGGTGAGGCTTGGCAAAGGAGAAGTACGAACTAGCTGAACAAGATTATATGAACGGCATGAAATATAAAGACATTGCCGATAAATATGGTGTTAGTCTCAACACGGTAAAGTCGTGGAAGAAGAGATATAACTGGGATAGAAAAGGGTGCACACAAAAAAAGAAAAAGGGTGCACACAAAAATGCTATTGCACAGCTTGGTAACAAGAACGCTACGGGTCCTGCGGGCAATAAGAATGCCGAGAAGTACGGATTCTTTTCGAAGTATCTCCCGGAAGAAACACTTGATATCGTACAGGCTGTCGAGCAGGCTAATCCACTTGACCTATTGTGGCATCAGATACAGATTGCTTATGCTGCCATTATCAGAGCGCAGCGAATTGCTTACGTAAAAGATAAGGACGACAAGACGATTGAGAGAGTTGAAGAGAGGGACGGCACTGTTTACGGTGAAAAGTGGGAAGTACAACAGGCATGGGACAAGCAGAATAACTTCCTTAAGGCACAAGCAAGGGCACAGGGTGAGCTACGGAGCTTAATTAAGCAGTATGACGAGATGCTGCACCGTGATTGGGATATGGCGACAGAAGAGCAGAAGTCACGCATAGATCTAATTAAGGCACAGACTGCTAAAGCAAAAGGAGACGACGGCGCAGATAATTACCAAGACGATGGATTTATTGAAGCTCTCAAGGATGAGGTTACGGATGTATGGGAAGATTAGCGCAGGTTTTTAGATTTAAACCGTTTAGCCAGAAGCAAAAGCGGGTGCTTACGTGGTGGCTTCCAGAGTCACCTGTGCAAGACAAGAACGGCATTATTGCAGACGGGGCTATCCGTTCAGGGAAGACTGTATCGATGGCATTGTCGTACGTTATTTGGTCAATGACGACGTTCGATGGTGAGAACTTCGGTATGGCTGGTAAGACTATCGGAGCATTTAGGCGTAACGTTTTAAAGCCTCTTAAGCTGATGCTGTTCGCTAGGGGCTATAGGTTCAAGGATCATAGAGCCGACAACCTACTCGAGGTAAGACGCAACGGTGTAACGAATTATTATTATATCTTCGGCGGTAAGGACGAACGTTCGCAAGATCTTGTACAGGGTATTACGCTAGCTGGGTTCTTCTTCGATGAAGTTGCACTTATGCCTGAGTCTTTTGTTAACCAGGCAACGGCTAGATGCTCGGTAGAGGGTTCTAAATGGTGGTTCAACTGCAACCCGGATAAGCCGAGACACTGGTTCAAAGTTAACTGGATAGACAAGGCTGATGACAAAGACCTTATATACATACACTTCACTATGGACGACAATCTGTCGTTATCGGAAGCAATTAAAGAACGATACAGACGCCAATTCGTAGGCGTCTTTTTTAAGCGCTTTATTAAAGGTTTATGGGTCGGAGCTGAAGGGCTTGTACATCCACAGTTCGCAGATGATGCAGACAAGTACGCAATCAGCTACGACGAGCTTATGCCGTTAAATGCAGCTGGAGAACGGTATAACGCACACCACATAGTACAGATATGTATCGGCATAGATATAGGCGGAACGAAATCACACACACCGTTTATTGCTACAGGATTTACAAAAGGTTTTAACAAGCAAATACGACTGCACTACAAACGGATTTTACATAGTAAAGGCACGGTAGATCCAGAGAAGATATACAGTACGTTCGGAGAGTTTGTTAGCGAAGTCAGGGCGCTTTATCCAGGCATACCGATAACAGCTGCATTCGTTGACAATGCGGAGCAGCTAATAATAAATGGGCTGGCGATGTATAGTGCAGCGAATAGGGTGGGTGTTAATGTTACAGGATGCCACAAGACCGAATTTACCGATAGGGTGTTAGCCTATAATGCGGTGATTAACACTGGGCGACTACTCTGGGTCAAAGAATTCTGCGAGCCGATTGCAGATTCAATCAGTGAGATGGTTTACGACAGTAAGAGTAAAGAGGAGAAGTTGCTCGACGATTTCTCGACTGATGTTGATACATACGATGCCGATTTCTATTCATGGAGTTACTTTATTAATTATTTCCATCCGATAAGGAGGACGAATTGAGAACACATATAACTGACTTCCTCAAGAAGAGAGGATATAGGGTTAACGTCAAAGCTCTCGAGCTAATTGACACCTGTGACAGTTGGTACAGAACTGAATTAATTGACGATTTTCACAAGCGTTGCACGGTTAGTGGTGAGAAGTATGAGATGGCACGTACTGGATTTGCAAAGAAGGCTTGCGAAGATGATGCTAATCTATGCGAAGTCGTGGATATCATTCTCGAGGATGAAACTACCAGCGATTACGTTAACGAAGTGCTTAAAAAAGAGAGGTTTCAAAAGAATTTACGAGAGCAACTAGAACTTATCGCTGCGGAGGGAACTGCTGCGGCATATGTGAGGGTTGTGGGTGCTGACATTCTCGAGACGCAGGAGCTACGAGGCGGACAGATTGAACTTGTTTATGTTAAGCCTAGCGGAATATTCCCATTAAAAATCGAGAAGGGTGTGATTACAGAGTGTGCCTTCGCGTCGGAGAGCGTTGTTGATAACAAGACTAGGACAACGATCGTGCTATTCGAGCTTAAAAACGGTAAGTACAAGGCAACAACTGTTGTACTTGACGACGTAGGTGCAGAGATAACAGGTGAGAGGCTAGAGGTTGAACTGGGAGAAGTCAAACCATTTGCTATGTTGACTACCGCTGCCGTTAACAACCTTAAAGGGATGAACGGTTATGGACTTCCGAAGTTATACGGAGCAATTCCGGAGCTAAAGACAGTTGATTTGGTGTTCAACGTGCTGTTCGGTGACTTAGACAAAGCCGACAAGATGGTGTTGTACAATGAGGCACTGTGTCAGTTCGACAAAGACGGTAAGGCGATTACTCCGAACAAGCAGCACAAAAAGATTTTTGTATCGATGGGAAAAGCTCTTCCGGAGCAGGACACTTTAATTCAAGAGATTAATCCGGAGATTCGAATAGACGACATTACTAAGACATTCGAGCTTGTTCTCTCTTTGTTGTCGCTAAAGTTCGGTTATGGCTCAAGGAAGTATAGTTTTGAGAATGGTCAAATAAAGACCGCGACGGAATACATCGGAACCAAACAGGACTCGATGCAAGAGCTTAACAAGCAGAGGCAGAATCTAACCGACTACATAGAGGACACTATCAGGGCTCTGCTGTGGTTTTCGAATGCGTTCAATCAGACTAAATACGACATCGAGTCGGAAGTTAGAATCGGCTATGATGACAGTTTTATCGTCGACAGACAGAGCGAACTCGAGGCGATGAGACAGGATGCGCAGGTGTTTGGTCTGCCAAAACTCGTTATCCATTACCTCAAGGAAAAGTACAACTTATCTGATGAAGAGGCACTTGCGTGGTACGCTGGGAGTGGAACCGAGGCAGATCCGACTGACCCCATAGAGGAGTAAAGCGTTATGTTATCCGATAGACAGAAGGAGCAGTTATCTGCGGAGATGGTGCCGCTGTTTCAGGAACTAGAGCAGGACGTTATACAAGATATTGCTCGTAGAGTTCGTAAGGAGTCGCGCTGGACAGAGACTGCAGAACTACAGGCAAAGACTCTCGAGGCTTTGGGATATAAGCCGATGGAGATTCGGAACAAGGTCATGCGTGAGCTAAAAGCTGATAAAGAATATCAAGCTATGATTGCAAAGAACACACTCGATTACAAGAGGGATGTCAGAGCACGCATAAAACAGCTTGTAGCGGATGCAAAGGAGCACGGTGATGATATTGTAAGCCGAGCTGGTATAATGGCGTTTAACGACGATTTAGCCTTCTGGAAGTCGAAGGGGAGACATCTCAGACACAGCTCTGAACTGGCTGAGATAAATACCACAGCATCACACCGACTCGCTCACGAACTAAAGAATCTTACACACTCTACTGGGTTTAAGTTTATCGGTGCACCTATAAGGCTAGATAAAGCATTTAGTCACGCAATGGATAGCATGGTAATGAACGTAGCCTCGGGCGGTTTTTCAAGCGGACAAGCAGTCGAAAAAGTCGTATCAGACCTCGAGAAGAGCGGAATTAGACACGTTGACTTCGGTTCTGGTACCTCTAGGGGCATTGATGTAGCTGCTGCACTAGCGGTCAGGACTACACTCGGTCAAATGGCTGCGGAGATATCAATGGATAATGCAGTCCAACTTGGAACTGACCTCGTAGAAGTTTCGTCACATGCAGGAGCCCGTGAAGGTGATGGACACGCTGACCACGCAGCATGGCAAGGAAGAGTGTACAGCATAAGAGGTAGGCAACATCCGGAAGAAGAGAAAAGGCTCGGCTACAAGATATATAAGCTGTCTGACGTTACGGGATATCCGGACGATCCCTTGGGCTTGTGCGGGTATAACTGCAGACATACGTTCTATCCCTTCCTTGAGGGCATTTCTGAACCAAATCAAATCGTAAAGGACCCAGAGCCAGTAACGGTTGATGAACGCACTTATACATACTATCAAGCAACGCAGGTACAGAGGAGAATTGAGAGAGAGCTGCGAGAGTTAAAGCGGCAGTATATAGGCGGAGATACCACGAGACTAGCGGCTATCAAAGCAAAAGAACAGAGGTACGCAAGATTTTGCAGTAAGGCGGGGCTTAAGCAGAATCTTGAAAGGCTTTACGTTAAGGGATATAAGCGAGATTTTGAGTATATAAAACCGATTGAAGATAAGAGTGTTGGTGATTTTAGAAACGTTATATCAGATTTTTATGATAAAGGCGTTACTAAATTTAATGATTTAGATAATTTTAATCTAGGTAAATTACCCAAGATAAACAACAATCCTTTTCTTGACGGTTCAAATGTATATATTGAGGGAAGGTCTCTACGTAGGATTTTAAACAAGCATGGGCGCGAAATGACACTTGAGGAATTACTATTCATTGAGGATTCTGTGAAGTCCCCAAGCTATTATGCTGATAATTCAAATAGACACAGTAACTCGTTGATATTATATAAAAAAATACCGGGTAGAAAAAACCGATACGCAGAATGTATCTTTGTGAAGCGTGGCAGTGGATATATCATTCACTATCACAAAATGAATGATAGGAAGCTGAGAAAGCTCAAAAATGAAAAAGCTTTATTTGACATAAGTAAATAGGAGCTGTATACTCTTATTAGAATATACAGCTTAGAGGTTGAAAAGTATCCGGCTCCAACGCGCCACCGATATTGGTGGGTCGAGAAATGTGGGCGACATCCGCCGGTCCCACCTAAGCTGTTTCTATGGAACGTACGCGGGTGTCCTTCGGGTCCCGCGTCTTTTATTACAACTAAATACGTTAATTAGCATCGCAATGAAGCGGTGCTTTTTTATTGCCCTTGGACTGCGGCGTTAAAGGTGAGGTCTGACACAAGTTGGTCTGAACATAAGGGCTTGTTTGGGCGTTAAAAGAAAGGATAAATCACAATGGCATTAACAAGAGACTCAATTAAGCAGCTAGGCATTACAGACGAAGACCAGATTACCAAGTTACTAAACGCACACCATGCGGAGGTTAATCCGTTAAAAGAAAAGGCGGAGCAGTACGACAAGGTAAAGGCTGACTTCGACGAACAGGCAAAGAGCATCAAAGCGCTGCAGGACGCTGCGGGTGACAAGGAAGCTTTACAAAAGCAAATTGACGAGCTCAAGACCGCTGCGGAGACAAAGGCGGCTGACCACAAGAAGGAGCTTGAAGAGATGCAGAGTAAGCTAGAGGGTGCGGAGTTCGACAAGCTACTTGACGACGCAATTACCAAGGCAGGCGGTCGCAGAACTGCAAGTATCAGAGCTGAACTTAAACTTGACGACTTAAAGGCGAGCAAGGACAGGACGAGCGACATCGACGCGGCTATTAAGGCACTGAAGGAGTCGGATGATACATCGTTCTTGTTCAGTTCAGATGACGGAAAACCTTCCGGAGCAAGAATCGACTCGTCAGGTAACGCTGGAGGCGGTACAGGCGGAGACGATGCGGCAACGGCTACAGCAAGGGCTGTTATGGGTCTAAAACCAGTAGGAAAGGAAGATTAAACAATGGCAAATCAGATCGAAAAATTTAAGGTATTTGTAAGACTTCTCGATGAAGTTTACAAGACAACATCATGCACATCAATTCTTGACGGTGCTCCAGAACTAGCACAGCAGGGGGCTAATGCAGATGAACTCATCATCCCTAAAATCGACATGGACGGACTAGGAGACTACGACCGTTCCGCTGGATACACTATGGGTAGTGTTGAGTTTAAGAACGAGACAGTTAAGTGCAACTTCGATAGAGGTCGTAAGTTCCTCGTTGATGCAGTTGACGATATCGACACGGCGGGAATGGCATTCGGCAAGCTCTCATCTGAGTTCGAGAGAACGAAGGTAATCCCAGAGCTCGACGCATTCAGAATTGCAACTTACTGCAAGAAGGCTGGCTCGAACATTAAGGCAACTACTATCACAGATGGCGCATCAGCTATCAAGGCAATTGCCAAGGTATTCGATGAGATGACCGACAACGAGGTTCCTGAAGACGGAAGAATCCTGTTCGTATCTCCAACTGTTTACGGACTAATCAGAGACCTTGACACTACTAAGTCAAAGGAAATCATCGGTCAGTTCGCGAAAGTTCAGAAGGTACCAGCAGGCAGATTTTATACTGCGATCAAGCAGAAAGACGGCAAGACAGGCGGAGAAGAGAAGGGCGGATTTGAGAAGGCATCTACAGGTAAGGCTCTTGACTTCCTAATCGTTGAGCCTTCCGCTGTTATCCAGTTCCAGAAGCGCAGAGTTAACAAGGCAATTCCACCAGAGGATAACCACGATGCAGACGGATGGGTATTCCCATTCCGTGAAGTAGGTATCGCTGACGCTTACGAGAACAAGCTAAACGGTATCGCAGGAATGCACAAGGCATAAGGAGGTGCTATATGGGTAGAATAGTAGGACTTGAAATCTTCGGCGATGAAGTTTTGGAAACCACAGAACCGGCAGATGTTGAAGATGTTACCGAAGAAACCTCGGATACAGAATCGGCAGAGGTTAAAGAAGAAGAGTCAAAGAAGAGCGGAAAGAAGAAGTAGTTATGATAATTGTGCAGCTTAACGATTACCAGGAGCATTACAACGACATCACCGACGAGGCTGAATTCAACAGAATGCGCCTGCAAGCGGAATCGCTGCTCCGAGGAATGACTACGAGACGGATTGACAATGTAGTTGATCCGTCTGAATTCCGTTATAGCCAGGTCAAGGCAACCATAATTCGCGTTATCCATGAATTGCACGCAAAACCAAGTAGCTCGGGTATCAAGATTGTTAGCAATGACGGTTACTCAGAACATTACGACAGTGAGCAATCATGGAATGAGAGTGTAGAGAACACCGTTCGGTCTATGTTATCCGGAACAGGTTTAATGGGGTTTATGTAATGAATTTTACTGACACAATAACGATTTATAATCACTATAAGGAAAACGGACACGATAAGTGGCTGCGAACAGTTCTAAAAGGGTGTCAATGGCGCCGTAAGATTGTCCGCACCGTGGATAGTGGCGGTAAGGTTATAAAGACTAACGAGGTGTCGATTACAATACCTATGCGTGATGGTTACAAGGTAGCCACAGACTGGGCGAGATTAGCCGATAAGGCGAGTTGTTGGACGATTGATACAGAACATAGCCTTGATATGATTGTCCTTGGAGAAGTCAAAATTGAGCTGTCTGAGGCATATCCGCCAACGAACCTAAAGCGTGATTATCCCGATGTAATCACAGCAAAGACTCTCGCGGATAACACCAACAGAGACAGGCTCAAGCATTGGAAGGTGACGTCATAATGGGTGTTCAGATTAAAGATGCAAGAGTTGTAATGCAGCCAATAGGGGTAATTTTACGAAAAAGAGGTCTAGAGGTTAACGGTAGGGTGCAAAGAGTAGTCGACCAAGAGGTATTGAGGCTCTGTAACCCATATATTCCACACGACAAGGGTGCTTTGATTATGTCGGGAACGATTCACACGAAAATCGGAACCGGTGAGGTCATATATCGCACACCTTATGCGAGGCGATGGTATTACCGCCCCGCACACTTCAAGGGTGCGCCAAAGAGGGGCAATTACTGGTTCGAACGCATGAAGAAGGAAGGCGGCAAAGACAAGATTTTAAGAGCGGCAGCCGCTACAGCCGGAGCAAAAGAGAGGTAGCAAATGGTGACGAACGGCGAAAAAATTAAGACTTGGCTAAAAAGGTGCGATCTTGTGGTAGTAGAGGATGTTGATACCGATAGACTCGAGGCACAAGTAGAGAGCATCGGCATTTATAAGCAAGCGCAGAGGGATGTCACAGAATTTGTTGATGGCTCCAAGGTTGTGAGCGAATATTATTACTTCCTTACCCGAAGAAATGCGCAGCTTGAGGCTGAACGAATTAACTCACAAGCTTTTTTGGCCATGATTGAGGACTGGGTAGAGGAACAAGACAAACGCGGCAACCGTCCGACGATTAAAGGCATCGAGGAAGTGTTCATCGCTAACGGGTCTTACATGATTGACTCGGAGACAGACGAGGCAGTTTATCAGATTTCAATCGGTATCACATATCAGAAGAAAGGAAATAAATAATAATGAAAGGTGAAGGCAAGGTTAAAAAGTATGAGGTTGTACCTTTTATTAAGCCAAAAGGGGCAACGGATTACCTACAGATCAAGAAGTCTACAGAACTAAAGCTCGAGTTCGGGGCGTCTGTAGAAGAGTACGACTACATTTCGGATGAAAGTCCAACGGCAGAACTTGAAAAATACAAGCCAGAGATTAGCGGACTCCCTCTAACCATGTACAGGGAAGAGGCGGATTTTGCGGCAATCTGGGACATCGCATACAACCTCAAGGTAGGCGGCGAGGCGGTTGTCGACCTTCTGCTTGTATATAAGTTCGATGAGGATGCAGCAAAGACTGGCACGTGGAAGGCTTGGAATGTACCCGCTACCGTTGTAGTTAAGACTCTTGATGCAGTTGAGGGCAAGATAGAGTTTGACCTACAGATGAGAGGTACGGTAAAGAGAGGAACTGTTACAGAAGAGGGTGGAAAGCCTAAATTCAAAGCAGCTGGCGCATAGGTTATCGCTAAATTAATACACTTTTTAGGAGGGATGTAACAGTCCCTCTTTTTATTTACACAAAGGAGACAAAACCAATGGAGAAGATGGAGATTGTTTTAAACGATAAGGAATTCGAGCTGCCAAAGCGCACACCAAAGATTGCAAAGCTCTTTGATGAGTTCAACGCAACGTTCGGAGAAGGCGACGTAAAGGTGCACAACAGCGCAATGAAGGTGCTAGAGGCAACAATCGGACGAGAAGGCATCAAGGATGTATTCGGCACAGCAGATTCGGAACAGATTTCCGTTGTAGAGTCTGCTATTGCTGTAAAGGAGATTGACGACGTGTATATGGCTCCTTTAATGGCATATATGCGTAAAAAGGAAGCGGAAGAGATGGACAGTCCAGCACTTACGGCGGCTAATGAGCTCATGGCTAACATGGCGAATCTGTCTAACTTGAAATAATGAAACTGCCTTATAAAAGGCTGCCGAAAACCTTAACGATTGGCGGTGTTGATTACCCTATTCGCACAGATTTTCGATTTTGGCTCACATTACAAGAGCTTGAGGACTTATCTGTGTTGTTTATGGGTAAAAATCCGTCGTTTATGGGGTATTTTTCTTCAGAGGCGATAGAAAAGATAGTTGAATTTTATCACTGCGGAAAAGAAGTAGAGCGAAATGAGGACAGAACCAATATTCTTGACTTTAAAGTCGATGAGAATCTAATATATGCGGCATTTAAGCAAGCATATAACATAGATTTATACGATTTAGAGCAAGAAGAGCTCCATTGGTACAAGTTCAAAGCTCTCCTGGACGGAATACCTCCGAACACTGCTCTATCCAAGGTTATAGAGATAAGGGCGTACGACGGAGACGATCCGGAGGCAAAGAAACTGCGTGACAAGTTCGCACTGCCTAGACAATTGACTGAGGAACAAGAGGCAGCAGGAAGAAAATTTGACGAGGTATTTAAATAATGGCAGACGGCACACTTATATTTGATACAAAAGTTAATAATGAAGGTGTCAGTACTGGGATGTCTACCGTCAAGAAGCTGTTTACAGCAGGTATAGGCTTCGTGGTCGCAAAGCACGCCGTAGGTCTAGCAAAGATGGGAATTGCCTACAATTCGCAGATGCAGGACTTCCAGAGCAAGTTCAAGGTTCTGCTGGGTTCAGCTGCTAAAGCAAATAAGCATGTAGCAGACCTGCGTAAAATGGCTTTAAAAACACCATTTAGGACAACAGACCTAGCGGCAGCATCACAGCAACTACTCACGTTCGGTATAAGGAGTAAAGACGTCAAAGGACACCTGCAGAGGCTCGGCGATATTTCACTCGGTAACAAGGAGAAATTCCAGCAACTCGGACTAGTACTGGGTCAAGTCTCGTCGCAAGGGAAGCTCATGGGGCAGGATCTACTGCAATTTATTAATGCAGGATTTAACCCTTTAAAAGAACTCGAGAAGATGGGACGAGGTACTTATAAAGAACTAAAGGACCAGATGGCGCAAGGCAAGATCAGCTTCGAGGACGTACAGGCTGCGATGGAACACGCAACATCTAAAGGCGGACAGTTCTTTAACGGAATGAAAGAGGGTAGCAAGACCTTTGCAGCGCAGGTTGATGCACTTAAGGGTAACCTTGAGATTTTAGCAGGCAATGCAGTTAAACCACTCTATAACATGCTAACTAGACTCATCCCACATTTAGCGAAAGTTGCGTCATTGATGAATAAGCATCCGAAAATTATCGGGGCTGTTGCGACCGCGGTCACGGCACTTGCTGGAGCAATGGCTACTTACTATGCAGCACAGAAGTGGAGCTTAATATCCGAGGCAATAAGAACCTCGATGATGGGTTCTATAAAGTTATTCCGGGCGTTCCACGACGCAGCTTGGCTAAATCTCGGAGTTGTTGTGGATAAGATTATCCCAGGACTGGGAACAAAACTACTTAATATCTCTACAGGGATGCAGTCCGCGGCAATGAAGGTCGGAAGCTCACTTGCTACACTTGGGCAATCAATGCTCAAGTTTGCAACAACTCCGGCAGGGATTGCGGTCGGTATTGGTGTAGCGGTAGCCGCACTTGGGCTCTGGGTTAATAAGATAGGCGGAGTGGATAAAGCAACTCAACTGATTCACGCAAAACTAGAGGCGTTTAAGTCTAAAATACCGCAGATTATGCAAGGTCTCGGAAAGGCTATCCTTGCTGGTATAGGGGTACTTAAGACTGTTATAGTCGAGATTCTTCCGGAGATAGTAAAAGCTCTCTGGGCGGCTCTACCATCGGCACTAGCAACTATAGGGCAGTTAGCGGGGCAACTTGGTACTTGGTTGATGCAGTTAGCGGGGCAACTTGCCCAGGCTATAGCTACAGGACTACCGAAGGCTATACAGGCGGTTATCGCAGCTATACCAAAGGTTATTAAGTCACTACTTTCCGGAGTCGGCGAAGGTGCAAAGCAAGGCGGAGAACAGGCAGGGGCTAAAGGTGGCGAGGGAATTGCTACAGGGTTCCTAAAATCGTTTATCCTTGGCATGGGTAAACTCGCACTCGCGATACTCTCTGCAATTCCGCGTCTAGCTTGGGCAGTGGCTATAGGAATTATTAAGAGTATTCCTACTATCCTTGCCGCAGTTGGTAGCCTAGCTGTAGCGGCGCTTAAAACGATAGGAAGCGGTCTAGGTAGCCTCGTAACGATTGCTGTTAATTGGATATGGGGCTTTATCGAAGGATTCCTTGTAGGTGCAGCAAACGTAATCAGCGCAGTTTGGAATTTCGCAAAGAGCTTACCAGGTAAGATCGTAAGCGGCATAGGTTCGCTCGTATCAATTGCGATTAACTGGTTAATTGGATTCGTTACCGGAATACGTAACGGGTTCGCAAGAGCTGGTTCAGCTGTTGTAAGTGGTGCTAGGTCTCTTCCAGGCAGAGTCCGGGGAGCGATAGGTAACCTGTACAGCGTAGGCGTTCATTTCTTACAGGGGCTTATTAACGGTATAAAGGCTGGTTTTAGTCGAGCACTCGGTATAATCGGTTCGCTCGGTGCGAAGTGTAAGTCGAAACTAAAGAGTGTATTCAACATTAACTCGCCTTCAAGGTTCACAACTTGGATAGGTGAGATGTTAATCAAAGGTTTGGGCGTCGGAGTTGTAAAAAACACTGGCGAGCTCTTAAGCTCTATAGGTGATCAGATGGGTCTTGTAAGAGATGCATTCCTAATAGATACACCTGAAATTAATCCAGTATCGGCAAGAATCAGCGGAGAACGTTCGCGAATCTTCGGTGCTACAGGCTCGAGTCAGAATGTTGAAGTTAACCAGACCATCAACTTCAATCAGCCTTGGAAGTCGCCAGCAGACGTAACGAGAGCTTTATCGTGGGAGACTGCGAAGTTAGGACTAGCAGGAGCACAGTAATAATGGTACATAATTTAGTTTTAAAGGCCGTTCGTAGTGACGGCCTAGTTTTTCACTACGAGTCAGACGACTGGCGAACTACTTCTGTTACAGGAGTAGATGCTGCGGATATAGAAGTTTCGAAAGAAGCAAGAGGAGTTGGAGATGGTGCGATCATCACAGGTAAGCGCAGACTTCCTAGAGAGATAACTATAGCGGCAAAAGCGCAGAATCACGAGGCAAGGGCAAAAGCTCAAGGGTTCCACAACAACCGTTACAAGGTTGATTTATACATAACCTATAACGGAGTAACTCGAATTGCGAAGGATTGCGAACTTACGGGAAAGTCAATTCCGACAAAAAACGTTTATAAACGTCCGGACATGACTATAAAGTTCCTGTCACCGCACGCCGATTTGTTCGCCGTAGAGGGAGAGCAGACTAGTTTTAGCAAGAAACAACCCTTATGGGTGTGGCCGCATGCGTTCGGTCGTAAAAAGCTCAACTTCTCAAGGGACGAGATTACGACCGATAAGGTTATCGAGTATCTTGGTTCGTCACCAGCTCAGCCTATTATAGAAATAGAGTCGCAAGGCTACGCGAAGAATATCACCGTTAAGGTTAATGACAAGGTTGCAATTCTAAATGTGGAGCTGAAGAAGGGAGACACAGTCACAATTGATACATCTCGCTCATACGCAGTACATAACAACAAAATATTAGCGATGGGGATGGGCGACGACCCTTACGACTTTAGGCAGTTTGTGCTCGATTATGGCGACAATGTTGTCAAGGTCGATGCAGAGGCAGGGGCATCGGCACTGAGGACGAGCATAGAGTATGTAGGGAGGTACGATGGCGTATGATACAGTTCTTTGACAAGTTCATGAATCGTCTTGAAGACCTCGACTTCATAGAGGTGTCCTGGAACAGAAAATGGACTGAACCTGGTGACTTCTCTATACATCTCGCTGCTGAAGATTGGAACAAGCACGCAAAGTTTGTACGTAATACAGGACGACCAGAGACGGGCATAATACAGAAGACCGTATATGAAGTAACCGCTCAAGGTGCGATGGTGACTGTATCAGGATTTTTTGCTGAAAAGGTGCTGTCTAAAGTCGTGTTGCACTCCGACGAAAATGTTAACGAAAAAGGTGCGTCTGTTGTGTTCGGACTTTTTGCAAACATCAATTCTAGCGCACTGGGGCAATACTCCTCGCATCTAACTGACCACAGCATACCGCCCTCGGTACCTGGTCAAGTATGGGGCGATTACGACGCTGAATGGATGCCAGAACTAGTCTATTCGTTCAAAGAGGGAACCGACGCAGCGACATCGCTGTATGACGCTTGTTTGCTGTACGGGCTGAGCATATCGGTCAAAGTTGCGGAGACGTACAAAGAGTCTGTTGACTGGATAGAGGAGTGGCAACGCAAAATAAAAGAGCCACACTTCCTATACAAGGTATACCCTCTTCATGGTCGAGATTTAAGAAACAAAGTAATCTTCGGAACAGGCTGGGCAAACGTTTCGAAAATCGAATATATCTACGACGACAGCGGAGTAGTGTCGATTATAGAGGCAAGGCAGACAATGGAGGATACAGGTTTTTCCAAAGAGGAGCTAGTCACCGATGAGCAAGGCAACACTAAGAGCTTAATTCGAGAGTTCTATATCGATGAAGGGAATCGTCCTCGGGACCTTGACTTGTACCCGAAAAAGGTAATTCAAGGCAACGTATCCGGCATCGAGCTTAAGGTATCCAACGAATCAACCATTAGGGAGCAACTGCGGAACCAAGCAAAACTCGAGATGCTTAATAATTGGAAACAAGAGACGATTAACGTAGATGTTTTACAGAACACGTTCTACTACTTACAGGACTACAATCTAGGCGACATATGTACGATAGTCCTTGATGATATAGAGCAGATGTTCACAGCTCGGATCATGGAAGTTAAAGAGGTGCATCGCAAGAACACCGAGGAGGTACAACTTGTTATGGGGACACCTCGCAAACAGAACTATGTCGCTTTAAGTATTTAAGGAGGTAACTAAATGATTGCATTACCACTACAGTCACATTTTGATTCAGACCCTAACGGTGATAGAGCTGTGTCGGATAGTGATGTAAGAGAAGTATTTAAGTCAATGTGGGGCAACGGAGTCACGACGGTTAAGTCTGATGGCTCAGACCTGCAGGTTCAACCCCATAGCGGTATGAAAGTCAAGGTTATGCCAGGAGGATGTGTTATAGAGGGCGCAATCGGCAGACAGACGAATGAGTTAACAATCAACATAAATAACTCCCACCCTTCTCTAAAAAGAATCGATAGGATTATTGCAAGACTCGACTTGTCCGACAGTGTAAGAAGTATCGATGTGTACAAGAAAGAAGGTGTACCATCCAATACACCAGTGGCTCCAGACCTCATACAGCAACCTAATTATTACGAGATTGCTCTAGGGGATGTATATGTAGGCGCTGGAGTGTCTGAGATATCAGCGGCGGCAATTCTTGACCAGAGACCAGATAGAGAGCTATGTGGGTTCGTTCTTCCGGCATTTCCGACGAACTTCAGCCTAGAGGCAATTACGGATCGTTGGCAGTCAATCCTGGAGGGAGCTATTAGCGGAACTGCTGCAGGAAGCTTGCAGAATGCAATTGAAGAGTTGAAGAGCGACATCCAGGGCGCAAATATCGGCCTAAGAGATGTATATATCAACAACACATCGTTAGAGAACGAGCTCGTTGCTTACTTTGGCAACAGCATAAGAGTATAGGGGGAGGCAAAATGATAAGTCTTAACAATACACTAAAAGTCATTGGTAATGACCTTGCAGCACTAAAGAGTTGCAAGATCATGACCGCTAAACTAAATAAAGGTAAGTATTCAAAGTCAAATTTCATCCCCTGCACGATAGAAAAAAACGAACTAGGGATTACACAAAAGTCAGGACTTTTTGTGTTGCCTGCGGGGAGATATAGAATTACTGCCAATATTGCGTCATACACAGCACACGAAGGTAGAACATGGGTGTCTTTAGAACAGAAAAGTCCTAACAGTAAGTCACTGATAGGCGGAATAGGGTACGGCGAATATGCCACGATAAGTTTTAGCATCATTGCAGATTTTGTGCAGGAAAGTGAGATAGGATTGTGGACATATAATGATGTTGATATAGACAAATATGGCACGGGACCTTCAATTATTCAGATTGAAAAACTGGGGGGGGTAAAGCCATGTAAATTCAAGGCTTTCAGACGTTTTGCAAAACTAATAAAGATGGGAGGTGTCGCATAATGATATCTCTCAATAATTTAACAAAAGAAATTATGAAAAAGCTGAAGAGGCTAGAAGACAAGCGTTTTGTAAAAGACAGTCTTTCCTTGAGCGGAACATGGACAGCTCCGCATGACGGAATTGTTACTTGTAGCGGAAGAGCAACTGCTGCAGGGGCATATCTGTTTTGCAAAGATTTAACAGATAATGAATATGTTGGTATGTGCACAATTGCGAATAATCAGCAGTATGGTTCTGTTTGCTTTGCTGTATTGAAAGGGCGCAAATACAGCTTCTTACACAATAATTGGGGCGAGCAACGCAACGTGTACATCCAGCAGAACTAGGAGGGATTAAAGTTGATAGATTGGACAAGTATTGTAGTAGCATGCGTATCAGCATTAGGAGCAGGGGGTGGCTCGCTGTATGGCATCCGTAAAGCTAGCTGCCTAACTGATTATAAGATTGACCGTCTAACAGAAGAGGTGAGGAAGCATAACGACTTCGCTTCGAGGATTCCTGTAATCGAGGAAAGACTCGAGGGGGTGAAGCATCGATTAGATGATTTAGAAAAAAATAAATAAGTTAGTTAGCCGAGCACAGCTCGGTATTTTTATTGTCTGAAAGGAGGACAAAATGAATCTAGATTTTATTTCAAAACTATTTATCCCAATGGTGCTGGTGTTGTGCCTGTGCTTGGGATACCTGCTGAAAAACTGGCTGCCGACAGATAATAAGATAATCCCGACAGTATTATTCATCATCGGATGCATCTGCGGAGTTATCTGCCTGGGTGTCAACTTCGATGCTGCTGTAAGAGGAGGACTGACAGGACTTGCATCCACAGGCATGCATCAAGCATTTAAGCAGTTTATAAGTAATCCAAAAGTTGGCGGTGAATTCAATAAAATGAGCAGTGCAGAGCTGCATGAGGAACTAGATCCAGTAGATGCACCGCTAGAGAATGCGGAGGGCTAAGCTATGGCAACAGGTAATCAGGTAATTAATTACGCCAGGCAATTCCTCGGTGAAGGTTCTGCCAGATTTAGTGACTGGTACTATGGTTCGCAGAAATACCGTGCTTGGGCATGGTGTAATGTGTTTGTATCATATGTACTGCAGCACTGCGGGGTAAATTTCCAAAAGACCGCCTATGTTCCAGATGCGGAGCGTTGGATGGACTCACACTACAAGTGGGTGAAGATGAGCGAAGCACAGCCAGGTGATGTAATCATCTTCTGCTGGAGTGGACAAGGTGGTAACAGTGGGCAAGGCTCACGAGACCATATAGGATTTTTGATTGCTAATAATGGCAACGGAACTTTTACCACTATAGAGGGCAACACAAGTGGTAGCAGAGTTGCTATCAGGACGAGGTCAGCCAAGAACATCCGTAAGATTTTCCGACCAACATATGATGGTGCATCAGCTCCGTCAACTTCCGCACCAACACCTTCACCAGCCCCACAAGTAAGTGATAAGGGACTAGGACTGTACACTGTAACCGCACCGCTAAACTGTAGGAGTGGTGCGGGCACAGGCTTTCCTGTAATACGTACATATTCAGTAGGCACACCTATTCGAGTGCTCAAGATAGAGAATAACTTCGGCTATAGCTCTGGTGCTGGTGGTTGGCTGTGCATGGACTTTTTGAGACCACAGTCAGTAGCAAGCGCAACTGCAGTAAGTAGCTCTGGTCGTGCTCTAGGGATGTATCACGTGAATGCGGCTGGCGGACTTAACGTAAGGTCGGGACCAGGTACAGGGTATAGGCGCGTTAATTTCTTAAAGAATGGAACTCCACTCCGCATCCTCAAGATTAGCGGCGATTGGGGTTATTCCAAGGGCGCTGGTGGCTGGGTGCACCTGGGCTATTGTAGAAGGGGTTAAGACAATGTCGATATTTCAAGACATAGCCGTCTTCTTTAGCGAAGCACATTACATCACCGTGCTGGATGCAGCAGGTTTTAGTTTGAAATAAAAAGCTATAACAGTGAATAAGAGCGAGCCAGTCGCAGGCCCGCTCTTTTTTTATTTCTTCAACTCTTCAACCTTTTCACTCAGTAGCAACTCTATGTAGTTACTGAGCGACCTATTTTCGCTAGAGGCTAGCTCTGTGACTGCCTCTTTGAGCGACGGTGTAAGTCTTACCGCAACTCTTTCTGACCTTTTCTCTTCTCCCATAATGTTCCCTCCTTTATTCTGCTATGAGTCTACTTGCATCCATGCTCTCATAGTTGATTTCGTCTCCATCTTCGTCAATAGTTGCGCATCCTAGTTCATACCACTGAATGAGCTGATACTCTGGGTATCCAGCTACGCTGATTGGGTGCTCGCGGATGAACTCCTCTGCATCTGCCTCGTTATCAAACTCCTTGGTTACATCAACGAAGTTCTGATCACTGATGCTGTATAGGTAGTTGATAGGGTCCTCGTTGAACTTCTTCCAGTTCATATCTCTATGTCTAATTTCCTCAACGTGCTCTGTTATCTGATATACTTTTTTCATTTCGTCCTCCTTGAGCTTTCTGCTCGGCTCTCTTAACTTGTCTATATTATACACCTATTGTCGAACATTGTCAACTATCTTTTACAAACTTTTTAAAATTCTTCTTCATCTTCGTCGTCTTCTGTGTTGCGGTGCATGAGGCTCTTCATGTATGCTACCATGTCTTCGATGCCCTTAACGAGCTTGTCACCCTTTTCAGTACCAGCTTTTGCATATGCAAATCCCCAGCTGTTAACGGAGAAGATTGTATCTCCAAATTTACAGAACTCGCCGTACTTGCCGTTGCTAGTTCCGATAGTCCAGTATTTGCCCATGTCTACAGGAATTGAGATGTATCCTTTTTCATTTGGCTCTATGAACGATAGAGCTCTTTCCTGTGCCTTGTGTCCCCATCTATAAACTTCATTAGTTCCTGCGTTGATGTATCTGTAATCCTTGTACATGGTGTGCCTCCTTACTCTTTAGCTTGTCTGTATTATATGACAGTTGTCGAACATTGTCAACACTTTTTTATAAAATATTTTGTGACTTTTTCGTGACTTTTTTTCGAATACTTACAAATCGGAGCAATTTCACTTCGGAGAAGAATGCTGATTTTCCTACTATTATATATCGCAACTATATGTAACTACTATATGCGATTAGATTTCAAATCCCTCCCTCTCCGCCAGTAGAACCTAGCAATTTCAACAGTTGCAAGGTTCTTTTTATTTACTTCGTGACTATTTCGTGACTTTTTTCAAATTTTCTACCATGTTATCAAAGTTATTTGCAACCGCCTTGCCTATATCGTTCTCATCCTTAAATAAGTGAGTATAGATGTTAAGAGTGGTCGATTTATTGGAATGACCCATTAATCGTGATAAGGTGACTAAATCGGTACCCTCACTAGCCACGATAGACGCATATGTGTGCCTCAGTTGATGATATGTAATGTGATCAATACCTATACGACTTACATACCTACGGAGTCGCTCGTTAACTGCTTGCGGTCTTAATGGCGTTCCGTCCTCGGCCTTGATAAGGTGCCTACTATCATTCCATGCAGAGCCTAGACGTCTCTTTTCGCTTGCATGATATTTCCTTAAATCAGCTATGTCGTTCTGAACGAATTCGGGCACCGAACAGTATCGTTTGCCTGAAGAGGTTTTAGGCTCTTTTATAAAGTCCGTACCATTTTTCGAGCGATACCGCGCTCTGTCAATTAATATCCTATCGCCTATAGTCTTATCCTCAATTGCGAGCACCTCGCCTCGTCTTAACGAGCAGAATAGAGCTAGCTCGAACAGAACTCTGCTATCTAACGGTAACGTATCTAGATTATTTATAAAGATAGCCAGTTCGGACGGAGAGAGGATGCGAGTAGACTTATGGGTGTTAGTTGGGAGCATAACGTCATGGCAAGGGTTAGTCAGTAGAATTTCCCACGCAACAGCAATAGAGCAACACCTTGATAGTACTGAGTAGGTTGACCTAATCGTCTTGGCCGAGTACCCCTTATTAGTTAGCGAATCGACCCACTTCTGTATATATCTAGGTGATAGGTCTCTTGCGTTGATATCATCCATAGTGGCGAAAATCCGCCCTTTACAAGTGTTATATCCATCAATAGTATTGATAGACTTATTCTTGATAACCGCATCCCATACAGCCGAAATAAGCCCATATACGGTGTAGTCGCTAGAGCCTTTTGTAAGTACCTCTTGCTCCCATACTTGCGCCATTCTGACAGCGTCCTTCTTCTTGGCGGTTGTAAAGGTTTTGGTATGCCTCTTTCTCTGGCCGTTAATCGTTTGGGAGAGTGTCGCCCTATATTTATTTGTTCCAACTTTTACGATATACATACTATTTATCCTTATTTTAGGCACAAAAAGCACCACTTTGATATACGAGTTGTAATTAAGTGGTGCTACTGGTACAATATCAATTGATATAGTGTTGCTGACCTTGTATCAGTAGCTCCGAACCGCACCTATTGGCGTAGGGGCGGTTTTTTTTTTATTTATCCCTCGTAATATACTTTGTTCCACTTCACATCTTTATCTACTCCGGGGTGGATGTAGTTCACCTCGAATTCACCAGCATCTATCGCAGCCGGGATAGTTTGTCTGTTGAATTTAACTTTGCCCCATTTATAAGTGTTGAAGACATCCTTTGACATACTGATGGACATTACTTGCTCCATCTCTTCATTGCCTTTACTGTCGCCCATAGTCGTTGCTATATCGAACTGCACATTGTCTAATCCTTGCATCTTGTAAGCCTTCTTACAGAAGTTAATGTACTTCGTGTACTGCTTCCTCACGAAATCGGTAGTAGTCAGATAATCCCCTTTATCCTCAATCGTGATTAGACAGCTATTATCTGATGGCACGTAATCAACCTTAATCTTGTACTTCTTTTTGTCTTTATTTAGCTTCTTGTATAGTTTTGTTAAACTCTCCGTGCTTGCCGTTTTCATATCTACTTTCGGTTTCTTTTTAGCAAATGCGTTCTGTGCCGGAGCAAATACACTCATAGTAGTGCACACTATGACAAAAGCTAATAGTGAACTAAACAATTTCTTTTTCATCTTCGATTTTCCTTTCTCAATATTAAAATAAGTACGCCCCTAGTACCCTTTTATGAACTATGCCATCAACTCATGTCTAATCAATTCCAACTCATCTATAGGAATCATTCCGCCTAGGTCACCACTTACGATGTGTTTTATTTCATGAGTTATAGTTTTATTTTGTCTCTCAATTGAATCTCTCGAGTTTATTATGATTGTGTAATAAGCTTGCCCATCTTCGTCAAAGTAGTAGGTAGTCAGCCCATGAATTTTACACGGTAAATCAAGGTGGGCTATCCTGTACATTCCTTCTTCCATATTACTTACCCTCTTTTTGTTTTAATTTCTCTAATAGAGTTGCCACATACCTTATATCTTCCTCCGAAACGTCTCGAGCTGCATCGAATAGCACACGGAGCTCGTCTCGTTCGTAAAGCTCTTTTGCTGCTTCGGCGGCTTCGGGTTTGATGTAGTAGGTAGATCCTATTTCCTTACCCAAAATATAATTCATATCAACATTAAAGAAATCGGCTAATAACTCCATTGTTTCAAAGTCTGGGGTCCGAGCACCTCTTTCATACATACTTATTGCGCTTTTAGATAAGCCTAATTGCTTTGCTAATTCTTCTTGGGAATATCCTCGCATTTGTCTTAATTCCCTTAATCTTTCTTTGAAGTCCATATCGATTAAACCTCCGTAAATGCATTAAATCACGTTATGTGGATTATTTCAATATAAAAAATACACAAAACGTGTTGACAGGTGTACACAATACGTGTACTATGTAGGTGTAGCACAAAAGGCTTTAGTAAAAATACTAAATATAGATGTTTTTCAGAAAGGAGGACTACATATGGCTTTATCAGCAGGCGATAAAATGCGAACATTGAGAGGGGATAAGTCACAAGAGCAGGTTGCAGAAGCCCTCGGTATTCCTGTATCTACCTACGCTTCTTACGAGCAGGGAGTAAGAATTCCGAGGGACTCAATGAAAAGAAAGATTGCTGATTATTACAATCGAACTGTACAGTTCGATTGTA